TTATCACTCGTTCTAAGTGAATACTTTCCAATGAGTTGTTCAAGTGCTTTTTGCTTCGTTTGTGTAACGTTGTGCTCTGAATATATTTGGAGATAATCACTATGAAGCCTTTGAACTATGGTACCACCTATAATAAGATCTACGTGATCAATTATGGCATGACCAACCGATTCTATGTATACAGGGCTACCTGGAATTTCCGGTAGAGTCATTTTTACACTCAAAGTTTTCAATAGATCACCTTGATTTTGTGGAATCTTGAACTTAATCTTTTTCCCAAAATCCGCTTCATTTTCCGGATCTAAATCATCGTACTGTGTAGAAAAGTTTGCGTGCTTCTTAAAAGCTTCTACAAAATGACTGTAGTCTGGATTCCTCGTGAAATACCTGTCTTGGGATCCAGACGTTAGCATCTGTATTCTACCAGCCATTACTAATATAACTACCTAAAATTTTAAACCGGCTAATCCACTCTCAAATCTGAGGATATTGTAGTTTATGGCGTACACCCGTGTGTTATTGTAGTCTGTTGTAGTTAATGGATCAATCTCAATTGTAAACAGTTTATGAGATATACGACTCATATTCACCTGCCCCGTTGGATAGTACATCTCGGGTTGTAAGGAGAAGGAATACATACCAAATTTGGAGGTACTAGAAGCCTGTGGAGAGTTTATATGATGTTTGAAAGGTTGTTCATAGGTCAGAAACAGATTGTTCCTATTGAAAACAACCTCATTGTTAAACCGAAGTTCAGCATTTGTAATTGTATTATACTGATTTGGATAGTTATTTTGAACTGAATCCTCTGATTGTGATACAAATAGGAGTTCCTTTACAGGGTGAGAAAACTTGAGTAGCACAGATTTTTTCTTTTCACCGGGATCCATCTTGAATTTGGCAATCTGGAGTTGTGTAATGACGTAATCAATTGGTCTAGATACCAGGAATCCCTTTTCATCATCAGTGAGATACACAAACTCTGTATCCAATGAGAACTTCTTTATAGAAGCATTAATCGTTTCAGGTGCACCAAAGTGTATAAGTTCTCTCAGGGGTCTCGTCTTGATTCTAACCTCCACGATTTGTTTTGTGAGGGCACATGTTGGTATAGATAGACTAGGGTTTCTATAGAAATAGAATGGTAAGTCTAAAAAGTATGAGTACTCACCAGTATATGCAAGTATGTTACCATGTCCATTTAAGAAGTATAGAGTCTGTTCAATATCATCATTGGTACTATGAAGCTGCTGATACATGTAAATGTATTCCCCTGTAATCTTTTGTACAACTTGACCACCAATAACCAATTCAGCGTAATCTATAAGATGTGATACTATAGATTTACTCCATACGTTGGCACTGGGGTTTGGATTTGTGAGAGTAACCTTAAGGTTAAGGTTCTTGATGAGATCCCCCTTGTCACCAGGAATTCTACATGTGAGAAGACTACCGAAATCAATCTTCCCATCAAACTGGCTCTCTACATAGTCGAACGAAAACTTCGTATGCCTCTTGAAATTCATCAGGAAATATGAAAACTGTGGTTCACCAGTTAACCACTGATCTTGGATTCCTGATGTAGCAAGTCTTAATCGACCAGCCATTCCTACTGTATATGAGTAAAATTTTGGTAAATAAAACGGAGCGCTATACTAGAATGAATCTTCAGTTGAAGAAATTCAAACCTGAGACTATCACGGATGATCGGGTTTGTGTATTCATAGGAAAGCGTAATACAGGTAAATCAACCCTAGTTAAGGACATTATGTATCATAAGAAACATTTACCAGCGGGGATAGTGCTTTCTGGAACAGAAGAGGGAAATCATTTTTATTCCGAATTCATTCCTGACCTATTCGTATATGGTGATTACGATCGAGATGCTATAGAGAGGGTTATGGCTAGACAGAGAAAGCTGGTTGGTGGGGGGAAAACAAATTGTGGAGCGTTTATGCTTTTGGATGATTGTATGTACGATTCGAAGTTTCTAAAGGACACATGTATTCGGCAATGTTTTATGAATGGTCGTCATTGGAAAATCTTCTTTATGCTTACAATGCAGTATGTCATGGACTTACCACCAGCTCTTCGTGCTAACGTGGATTATGTCTTTATTTTGAGAGAGAACATCATACAAAATAGAGAGAAACTGTACAAGTCATTCTTTGGGATTTTTCCATCTTTCGATATGTTTTGTAAAGTCATGGACGCCTGTACGGAAAACTACGAATGCCTGGTACTGGATAACACCGTTAAGAGTAATAAAATTCAGGATTGTGTATTTTGGTACAAGGCAACTCTTAGGAAAAACTTCAGGGTTGGTAGCCCCCAACTTTGGAATATGCATAAAAAGATGTACAACCCAAAGCATATAAATCAAGTGGAACAGGACGCCAAAAAGACGACGAAGAAAACCAAGCTCACGATTACGAAAAAGAAATAGGCGCGTCACTTAACACTTCAAGAAAACATACGATTATAATAACATGTCTTCCGAACACGTGTACACTATGAACCTATTTGACGATGGTGAAGGAATGGTACCATTACAGACCCAAGATAAACCTTCTACAGCGTTTAAACAAGAGGAAAAAAATATGAGTACAAATAAAGACACGATGGACTCTACACCCATTAATGACATTATGATGGAACCACCCGCGATGACCGAGGATCCCAGGGTACAGGGTGTTATGCCTCAAATGGTCGCTGCTCAACCTCAAGCTGCTTATCCCTCCACCCAAAAAACTAAGGAGGAGGCTCCTGAGAGCAAAAATCCTCTCAATCTCACCGATGATCAGCTTACTTCTCTGGTTGTAGCTGTTTGTACTGCTATTGCTGTTAGTAAGCCCATCCAAGATCGTCTTGCGACCTCTATCCCCAAGTTCCTTAACGAACAAGGGGGTAGAAGTATGGTTGGTCTCGCAACTACTGGAGGAGTAGCTGCTCTCATCTTCTTCTTCGCGAAGAGCTACATTATCAAGGCTTAAGCCTGCATCATGTTGTTATAGATAGAGTTATCTATACCACTGAAGTACGTAAGTAAAGCACCGCCAATGAAAGCGGTAGCTAAAACACCGTTCAACTCCAAATGCTTCCTTCTATCACTCTTATGAAAATTCTTGACAGTATCCTTAGAACGCTTCCACCATTCGTTAATAGCGAAGGTGATGATGAGCGCGAAAAGGGTCGCCATAGCAAAGAAAGAGCGATCGACTGCGAGACGGGGAATGTCACCAACAATGGCGCGAGCGGCGTTGGGAATAACAACGGTTAAGAAGATTAGGTTTGCGTAGTAGTTATCAGTGTGCTTAGGGACTTGTGTAACCGCGTAGAACACAACCCACGAAAAAATCGCTGCCAACATATCATTAACAGGAGTTTGCATTTATCTTATTACGAGATTTTATTTATCCTGAATGTATTGACCGCAGAATTTGGTCTTGTCTGGTAATCTAGTGTAAATTCCTATAGATTCACATATCCCTCTCAACTCCATGAAGTTGTTCCAGAAGTTATCAGAATGTGTCCACTCGGGCACTGTACTGTGCGCAAGCTCGTGAATCAACACATGCATAATCTCATTCACTTCACCATCTATACATATGGTTATGTCCGCCCCTTTGTTCACATTGTAACCCACCGTCCCTGACATATTCCTCAGTGCTGTCAAGGGAATTGGACGTATCAACACACGAAACTTTTCATTATTCGTTTTCTCAATATGTTCTCTGAGAATTTTGTACCTCTTCTTGACTTCTGCGAAATTCTCTGGTTCACGTATCATGAAAAGTATGATCAAGTTGATCACGATCAATACTAAAAAGGGTATCATCTAGTATAAGCAAAGATAAATTTACTGTACAACTCTGAGATTGGGTTACCTCGAAGACCCTCCCAAAGTTGTAATTTAAAACCAAGCTCCTCTAGATGTGTAACCAATAAGTCCTTGTACCCAACCGGTTCCGACTTGGGTCCCTCTGCGTAGTAGGGGGTATCCGTGAGGTGTACAAACAACTTCTCACCAAATCCACCATTCCCGTGATCTTTGAGTTTGAAAAAGTTTCCCATGTCATCCTGGAGTGGTGTTTTGAAAATGATCTTTTCGGAATCTGGGATGATACCTATCAAAAGTCCACCTGGTTTTACGCGTTTTCGGATTTCATGGATTGAACTGAAGAAGAGATCCCTAGTCTTGAAGATGTAGTGTAATGAGAAGTTGAAACAGACAACGTCAAATTTTCGCTTTGGACAGTTGTGTATGTCACCCTCGTAAAAGTTCACACGCATGTGCATATTTTTTGCCCTAGACTTGGCTTCAACGAGAGCCGCGGGTTCCGGGTCACACATGTTGATATTGGCACCACATTTGTGCCATTTTTGAAGATCTCCACCAAACCCACAACCCACATCGAGAATATGATGACCACTCTTTGTCACACATTGAATGAGCTCTCTCTTGGTGTCGTTGTGATTTTTACGAATCTCTTCCATAATTCATGATAGTTTCATATCTTTAATTCTCTACTTAGGGCTTAAAGTTTACAAACGTTCAAAAGGTATAATGTCTCTTGAACAAGATTATACAACCGTCCCCGGTCAGGTTTTCGCTTGCCTTTCTATTGTTGGCCCCGAGTGCCCTCAGAAGAATGATAAGTTTGGTATCAAAATCCGAGGAACTTTCGCGAACCGCGATGAGGCTGCGAATCACGCCAAGCGTCTTCAGAAGGAGGATCCCACGTTTGACATCTACGTCGTTGACATGTACAAGTGGCTCCTCATTCCACCCGACTCTTCTAAGATTGAGGATGTTCACTATACCAATGATAAGCTTGAGGAGATCATGACTGGTTACAAGGAGAATCAGGCTCAGGCTGCTCGTATGTTTAACGAACGTAAGCAAGGTATGGCTGACAAGACTGGCTTTGCCCCTGGTGACGACAACTCCACCTTCTACACGAAACCCGATGAGGCTCCCATCTCTCACCCAGCTGAGGTTCTAGAGCGTCTCAAGAAGGAGAAGCCTGATGCCAATATGGAGGATCTCGTCAAGGAGGCTGATGAGATTGTTGCCCAAGAGATGAAGGATCGTCAGAAGCAGCGCGAGGAAGCTGCCGCTTCTACTGAGGCTACGATCGAGGAATCAAAGGATGAAGGTGAACCCGAAGTTTCTTCCAAGTAAATAATTTTCATAACTAATATTAAATGATCGGTACAATCGTAACAATCATTCTCGTCAGTGCTTTCTTTATTTTGTTTTTTGAAGGGATGGGTCCAAAAAACAAAAGGGAAAAGAAAAAGGTTAAGGAACCTGAAGCCAGTACTACTGCTGGATTTATTAAGGACACGTACAGGGATCCTTTTATCAATCATTTCATACCTCCAAAAGTTGGTAATATAGGAAAGTTTGTTCCATTCTCAAGTGTACCTGAGGATAACTGGTTGCATGGTTTTCCCCATAAAAAATCCAAGTAAAAATACAGCAAACGCTATGATCCATGTTGATTTATCAACATTCTTGAATAAATCGAATGATTCTTGACCTTGATAAGGTGGTGGTTGCGGTGGATAATCAGATGGATGAAAGTAATACTCCTCAGAGTGTTTCTCGTTACTTTCATCTTTCTCCTCTGGAACTTCTTGAAGAACAGGATTATATTCAATGGGGTTACCAATATCAGTTTCCATTTTCTAATATATAAACGGTTTTTTTTAAGCGCTTTCTTCCTCACTTTCACTTTCATCTTCTACCACAAAGTCCTTGAGATTGCCATTTTCGTCTGCGTCTTCTTCATATTCCTCTTCACTGTCTTCATCGTATAATTCGTCGTCTGTGTCTAATTCAGAATCTATATCAGTATCATGTTCATCCGTACCGTAATCGTCTTCTAAAACACTTTCCGTGGGCTGGAATAGAGCAGGTTTCTTTATATGTCTTCCTGAACGGGTACGAGTAACTATAACCATTTACTAGTACTCTGTATTATTGTTTAAGTAGTTTTACGAGATTATTATCGATAATCTGATGTGTTCTAGCTATATTCTTTTTACCTTTACAAATTGGACACTGTTGTGTTATTTTATTACCCTTGATGATATAAGACATTACATGATCTGCGTGTTCCCCCTTGATAGATTCACAGTACATTGAGGTCGTGAGGGCTACGTAGTTGTTTTTGTTTCTCTTTACACTCACAATTGTAGTGTCCAACTGGTTATCCATAAATTTCCGAACAAATCTCTGTAATAGGGGTTTTATCTCAGTTTGTTTAGGTTGGGGTTTTTCAACAAATTTCTTAATTTCTGGACAATTTTGGATTTCCTCTTTTTTGGGATACAACTTATTGATTATGGAACTCGGTAATTCATGACGACGACCACAGAAATCTTTACAGAAACCATCCTTCCTTCCCCTGAGTGTTTCACAACGACAGAAACATTTCTGTATAATGAGTTTACCACTGATTATGAACCACACATGATTTGAATTATGTCCTCTTCTCAGATTTTCACAATAGTTTGAATTCGTTGCGGCTAGGAATGTATTTTTGTGTTTGAAAACTTTAGTAATATAAGCAGTAGATTGTCCCTCTAGATTCTTCTGAACAAAAGACTGTATCATGTATTTGAGTTCTTCATCCCGAAGTTCATCCTTAATTTCATCTTCTGTAAATGCACCCTCCCTCATAGGCATAGAAGGTGGTTTAACAAATGTAGTCTGAGGAGCATTTGTGCGAACCGCAGACATCTTTAGGATTTTGACATCCGGTGTTGGTGGTACACGAATAATTGTACTCAACGGCTCTGGTGTGTACATGAAAACTGGAAGATAGGCCAATTGGTTCACTTTACCATTTTCACAACCAGAACACCCTCGTCCACCACATGCGTCGTGTTTAGCTTTTTTATACGACCATGGCATCCTAAAGCCACTTCCCTTTGTCCTTCTCTGAAGATCACCATACACAGATGAATCTATGATATCATTCCAATCATATGAACTTTTAGCCTTGGATAATGCCACGAGGACATGATCCCTCAAAGCAATCGCGGAACTTTGATCCACGACAAAGTCTGGCCAGTTGAGATGTACTCCAGTCTTGATAAAGTCACCAACAGTCTTCGGAGGTGACACAGATATGAGACAATTCTTACCACCGTGACGTTTCACCTTGTCACATATGATTTTACAAATAGACTTGATCTCCTCAATTGAGAGTGAATCTTGATCCTTGTAATCGATGTCTATGAAGAAGTTATAGGTTGGAGTCTTTTGTTCCACGACGAATAACTTTTCACTCGTACCGATAGCTTCTATGTACTTTTCATAGAATTCGTTCAATCTATCAAATGGCACAGAGAGTTTTCCTCCGTCCATGAGCACATGTGATAGATTGGATGCATTATCAAATTTTTGAGACGCACACCAACTCTTAAACATATCCATTTATTGGTCGTCATCTCTAAACCACTTCATAAATGAAACATCTTGGTATACTTTTTTTTCTGCTAAATCCTTCTTTATAACTAGAAGTTCATACACAGTTTTATCCTTGTTATCTTCTTTCCACTGAACAATTTCATCTTCACACATTCCCCTATTCTTATCGAGCAACTCTCCGATCTGGTGTAAGATGAAAGCCTTGGACTTCATTATTTTATAGAGAAGGTTTTTCTATTGTGAGAACTTATGCAAGAGTAGAACTCTGGATTTTTAATCACATTGTCCACTATCAATTTCCAACGTTTACGTGAATTGTATTCTTCTAGAGTATCAAAACTCATAAAGTCATTCTCGTCATACGTTTTCTTATACGGTTGGTGGAGTGCCTTCTTTACTGATGTTTTTTGCTTTTCTTCATAGAATCTTCGTACGAATTCATTTTGCTGAGACCTGGTGTAGTTGACAAAGAATATAAACACATTATACTCTAAATCAACCGTGGGACTCTCTTTATGTATAAACTTAAATTCGGTGTACTGTCCATTTTTTAGTGATATAACCCCTCTAGTCTCTTCTTCCAGTTCTCTAAGAGCACAACGAATCGGGTTGTAAATTTCTCGTCTTCTACATCCTCCTGTGACAAATATCCATTCCTTGAATCTCCAATCTCTCACAGTGAGGAATCTCGGTTTGCCGTCTACAAAGCTAACCGGTATTGCAATCGCCTTGTACTTTTTCATTGCTCATTCGCAAGTTATAATATGCGGATATGTTTATTCAATCAATTTTTCCTCTTCTGGGGTCATTTCCGACAAATTGTCATCCGCGTCCCCATCCCCATCTATGGAATTAAGCTTTTCCATGACATCCTCTGAGAAATCTCGAAGCTCATAGAGTTCTTCACGAGTCTTATGAAGCTCGCGAAGTAGGAAAATAACACCTACAACACATACTGCTGTGGCGATCATCATGACATTTTCGTGATTAAGGGGGATCATATACTTGTCTATCCCTTTTTCTTTTTAAGTAATTACACCCATCTTAGTCCTACCTTGGGGTGAACATTCATACGGTGTCTGAGCGAATTGGACGGCTTCGTAATGCGCATTTTCACAAGATTTACTGGTCGACGGTGTCTTGGGTTGACCGATAAACGTTTCGAGTGTCCTGGATTTAGGATCGTACGTCAATACAAAAACGATGGCGAGTAGGAAAATAAGGTCCCACATTTACTATTTAGTTAGAATATAAAAGGCCTCCCATACCATTCTCTATACGGAGGACGTTGTAATTTACGGCATAAATATCCTTGTTTACCGCCCGTGTATCATTCACAATACGAGCCGAGTCAAGTCGGGAAAAGTTGAGGGTACCAGTGGGCTGCAGCTTACCAGTCTCGAGGCAGAAAGGGTACGTGAAGAGCTTAGTACCTGGGCTAGAGTTACCGTGGGAGGTGTGATAGTAGAGAGGGACCGAGGTGTAGTTAGGGTTCGCAAACTTGAAGTCGGAAACATCGGTACCGTTAATTTGGAGCTTGAGCTTGTTATCATCATTGAGGAACGCCACACCACCAGCGGAGAGGGTGTTGGTGTCGTCACCAGCGGC